GTAAATCGGTCACATGCAGCTTTGAGGTAATCAGGCGTGCGAGCGCGCAGGAGCCGAATAGCCAAGGAGTGCGCAAGACCCGCTTCGCTGTGGTGCGCGAGACGGCGAGGCAGCTTCAGGACACGACGATCAAGACGTTTCTGGATTGGTTCCCACCCGGAGTCTGTGGCGACTATATGCGGACGACCAAGACGTATTTCTTCAGGGTGGGCGATGTCGAGAGCGAAATTATGTTTCGTGCGCTTGATGATGCGGACGACGTGGCTAACCTCAATTCTCTTGAGCTTACTGGCGCATGGTTTAATGAGTGCCGCGATATCCATCCAGATATTGTCGATGCGATGTCTAAACGTATTGGACGTTTTCCTTCCGCCAAGGACGGCGGCCCGACGTGGTTTGGCATGTGGGGAGACACCAACCCCCCGACCATGGACACATGGTGGTACTACCAACTCGAACACCTCAGCCCCTCAGATGGGGTTAGCTTCAACGATAACGGATGGGATGTCTTCAAACAGCCGTCAGGACGAAGCCCCTACGCCGAGAACATCGAGAACCTGCCAGATGGATACTACGACGTTCAGGGAAGGTCTGATGAGTATATCCGAGTGTACATCGACGGAGAGTACGGACTTTCCAGTGCAGGTCTTCCTGTTTACAAATATTTCCGGCCAGACTATCATATGGCCACTTCTAAACTGCGACACGTTACCAACGGAGTCCGTCCGGTCATTGTTGGGATGGACCTTGGACTCACACCTGCCGCCGTCATTGGACAGCAAGACCCGCGCGGGCGCGCACTGATTTTAGCGGAAGCGGTCAGTTTTGATATGGGCGTCCAACGCTTCGTCCGCACGGTGCTTAAGCCATTGCTTTATGAGCAGTTCTCCGGCGCTCCCGTTATGGTGGTGGTCGATCCGGCAGGTACGCAGAGGGCGCAGACTGACGAGCGCAGCGCTGTGGACATCATCAAGGCCGAGGGACTCAAGGTCATTCCGGCGAGGACCAACTCAGTGGCGGCGCGCGTTAACGCGGTCGATGACTATCTCATGCGGCAGGTCGATGGAGACCCTGCCTTTCTGGTTGACCCACGCTGCACACGGCTCAAGGCTGCTATGATGGGTGGGTATCGCTACAAGCCCAAGGGAGATGGAGTCATTGATAAGAACTCTCACTCCCATGTGGCTGAGGCGCTTCAGTATCTGATGCTCCACATCGCCCAAGTCGCTGATGGCGGTACGGTTTTGGCGCGTCGGGAGATCAAGCATATTTCCGCTGTAGGGTGGACATGAATCTATCCACATGGTAAACAGACTGCGGAAGACCTCCCACGGCTTTCCATTGCCTCTAGACTCAACCCCGACAGTGTTCTCCCTTCGCTGTCGGGGTTTTTTCCTTGCTTGCACAATCGGTTGACATAGGCTAGAGTCGTTGCGAGCCGATCTCTAGAGGTGCCTCATGGCTGATATTTCTCCGGTTAAGTCCATTGTGGACGGAGTTCCCCGTCTGACATGGTCCGGTGTGTCTACGTCAACGGACACCCCGCTCAAGTTCGCCATTACGGATCAGTGGGGTCTTGCGGGCGTTGTGCAGGCTGTTGGCACCTTTGGTGGCGCGTCTGTTGCGTTGCAGATGAGTAACGACGGGACGAACTGGGCTACTATCAAAGACCTACAGGGTAGTTCCATAGCGCTTACTTCGGCAACAGCTATGTCTGAGTTTACCTGTTCAGCGGCCTATATTAAGCCTACTGTCAGTGACGGCACTGGCGATGATCTCGATATCATTGTCGTTCTACGTGGCTTGTACTGATGAGCGTATATCGCGCCTTTTTGATGCTGATTAGACGACGGCGGCAGAGCGCTCTAGCGCCAGCCCCTCCAGCCGAAGGTGCGGTGTTACTTGAAGATGGTCTGTCCTATCTACTGCTGGAGACGGGCGACAAGATTCTTTTGGAGCCTTGATAGATGGCTGATACAAAAATCTCCAATCTTACCGCGCTGGCTGGTGCGGACGTAGCGGCAGACGATCCACTCGCTATTGTAGATACTTCGCTCACAACGACCAAAAAGATTAACGCGAGTGAGTTGAAAACGTATATGTCGGCTAGTCCGACGCTTGTTACGCCGACTCTCGGTGTGGCTACGGCTACGTCGATTAATAAAGTCGCTATTACTGCTCCGGCCTCCAGTGCAACGCTTACGATAGCTAACGGCAAAACGCTGACGGCCAGCAATACGCTGACGTTTACTGGCACGGATGGGAGTAGCGTTGCGTTTGGGACAGGCGGTACGGTCCTTTATAGCGGCGGGGCGCTTGGCACTCCGTCTAGCGGCACGCTATCTTCGTGCAGTGGGCTATCGCTCACGACCGGTGTTACTGGCGTTCTTCCGATTGCAAAAGGTGGAACAAATACAAGCACGGCTCCCGGCACCGGAGAGTTTATATATTTTAGCGGTTCTGCGTATACTTCTGACGCTGACTTAATAAGAACCGCTAATGGGTATAATGCTAACGCCGGTAAGGGGTATTATACCGAAGCTGATGCTGCAGGATATTACGCAGTAAGATCATTTGCATATGCTGACTCGACCAATGCGGTCTTTTTTGGCGTTACTAAATCTAGAGGTTCCAAAGCATCAAAATCGGCTATAGTCGCCGGTGATGACATTCTCGGATTTAGAATGTTCGCTTATGACGGAACTTCTGAGCTTGAAGTTGCGCAGCTTATATTTGACACGGGACCCGGAGCCGTTAGTACGGGTAGCATACAGGGCGATATTGTATTCAGAATACGCGATGGAGCTAGTGCTATTACAGAGGTTGGCCGTTGGGATGCCCCCGGCAATCTTCTGATTAATGGCACTACGTCCCCGACTAGCTCAGTTGGCGCTTTAGCTGTATTTACCGGAACTGCCCCGACTGCGACTGCGGCGGATAGCGTCTCCTTCTACTCATCTGATCGTACTGCCGGGAACACCATACCTTCCTTCTACTGTGAAGGTTCTGGAGTTACAAATGCCGGAATAACCAATACGACTGTAACAACTAAGATAGCTGTTCGTGTGAACGGGACGATTTATTATCTCCTTGCAACAACGAACGCAACGTAAGGATTAGGGCTATGACGCCTTATGAATGGGCTTTCACTTGTCTCCATAGGCACTCGGTCGGAGAAGTAGACGACGTTGTTAACGCCATTGATTGGCGCGTGATTTCTACGGATGAGTCCGCACCAGTTAGTGTATATGGCCGCACCTACGTACAGTATGACGCGTCTAGTCAGTTTGTAGACTTCGCTAATCTTACAGAAGCCCAAGTCATAGAGTGGATTCACACGACTCTTGGGGATGAGGAGTTCAACGCCATTTTTAGAAATCTAGATGCAAAAGCGCAGCAATATAAAGCTAGAGCCGCAGCAACTATGGCAACTCCTTGGTGATGGTGAAATAGCATATGGATAATCCAGAGATTAGTATTACTCTTAAGGCTAATGAGTGGAATGTCGTTTTACACGCGCTGTCGAAAAGACCCTATGATGAGGTAGTTAGTCTAATATCTGACATTAAGTCACAGGGTGAAGCTCAGATAAAGCACGAGACAGAGCCTAAATAGCTCTTGGTAAGAGAAGGTATTAAGATGGCCGGTTTGGCGCTTCTCCGGGTAGTCAATAATGAACAGCTTAATCGGGCTGAACAGGAGCGCATGAACCGTGAACTTCAGGCGCGACAACAGGATTCAGTTATTCTTGGCCTAGCTGGGTATCTGAAAGAATGTTGGGATGCTGCGCGTATCGCCAAACAGCCAATAAATGACACCATGCTCGCTGCGCTTCGGCAGCGTAATGGCGAATATGAACCCGATAAACTCGGCGCTATCCGCAAGCAGGGTGGCTCTGAAGTCTATATGATGATTACTGAGGTGAAGTGCCGAGCCGCTGAAAGCTGGCTGCGCGACATCCTCATGGATACCGGCACCCCACCGTGGGATATGTCCCCTACACCGATTCCTGACCTAGACCCAGACAGTTCTGCTGCGTTGCAAGAGGCGTTTGCCGAACAGGTCATGCAGGTTATTCAGAATACGGGACAGGCTCCGACAAAATCAGAGATGGCTGAGATTCGGGAAGTCGTGTCTCAGGAGTTGAGGTTCCGCGTTTTGCAGCAGGCACAAATGCGTGTTGACAAAATGAAAGTTAAGATTGAAGATCAGTTTGCCCAAGGTGGTTGGCCGGAGGCGTTCAATGAGTTTATCACTGATCTCGTTACTTTCCCTTGCGCTTTTATCAAGGGTCCTATTGTACGTCGCCAACGCCACCTCGGCTGGTCGAAAAGTCCAGACGGTCGCACTATTGTCGAAGCGAGCGAGAGACTCGCGCCGGAATTTGAGCGCGTAAGCCCGTTCAATATTTACCCTGAACCCGGCATCACTCGGATTAACGACGGTTATATTTTCGAGCTTCATCAGCTTAGCCGCACCTCACTGGCTGATCTGATCGGTGTGCCGGGATATGATGACCAAGCTATTCGCAAAGTCCTTGAGGATGGCCCTAGCCAGTCTTGGGTGACCGAGCCGACTGAGATGCAGCGAGAGGAAGAGGAGCGTAAGTACTATACTGAGCTTCGTCCGACTGACATGTTTGACGCCCTTGAGTTTTGGGGCAAAGTAAGTGGTAGAATGCTGCGCGAATGGGGACTCGACGAAGAAGAAGTCCCTGATGAGGCGCGTGAGTATGACGCTAATGTATGGCTTATCGGCAATTATGTCGTCAAAGCGGTCTTGAATTACGACCCTCTTGGCGAGAAGCCGTACGCTAAAACATCTTTCATTAAGATGCCCGGAGCTTTCTGGGGTCGCGGCATTCCTGAGATCATTGAAGACCTGCAGAATATCTGTAATGCAGCGGCCCGTGCGCTTGTGAATAATATGGGCATCGCTTCTGGCCCGCAGGTTGAGGTTAATCTGGAGCGTATTCCTCCGAATGAGGATATTACCCAGATGCACCCATGGAAGATTTGGCAGGTGCTTAACGATCCGCTAGGTAGCTCTGCTCCAGCGGTTAGGTTCAACCAGCCAAATGATAATGCCAATACGCTTATGGCTGTTTATGAACGGTTTAGTCGTTTGGCTGATGACCATTCTGGCATCCCCTCTTACATCTATGGAGATGTGGATGTTAGAGGTGCGGGCCGTACGGCCTCTGGCCTGTCAATGCTGATGGGGTCGGCGGGTAAGGGTATCCGCCAAGTCGTTATGCACATTGATAGTGATATCATCATGCCGATTGTAGAACGGCAATTTATCTACAATATGCGGTACGATGAGGACGAGTCGATTAAGGGCGATGCCGAGATCATCCCGCGTGGCGCAGTTAATCTGGCGGTTAAAGAGACGGTTAATCTGCGGCGAGTTGAGTTCCTCAACGCCACTGCAAATGAGATGGATATGCAGATTATGGGTCCGGGCGGTCGTGCTGCGATCCTTCGGGAGATTGCTAAAGGTCTGCAGATGCCGGTTGATGAGATTATCCCGTCTCGTGAAAAGCTATCCTACGTTGGTAGAGTTCAGGCGATGCAAGCTGCACAGCAGCAACCGCAACCTGCCGTACTCGACCAAGCGGGGAATGCTGCTGGCGGCATGAGCGCTGCCACGGCAAGACCACAAGGCGGCTAGGATGGTTCGTCCGCCACCTGAGATTATCCAGATGTGGGCAAGCCTGTCCCGCCATAATCCGCATCTAGTCGAATGGCTAGAAGAGTGGAGGAAGCGGGAACTGGACCAACTCCCATATGTGGCCGGAGCGAATGTCATGCTCGCTCAGGGTCGCTGTCAGGTGTTGACAGAGATATATAAACTTGTGCATGATGCCCCTGAATTATCAGCAGAACTTCGGAAGAAGTAGCTGGTGATGCCGCGCACACCGAGAGGAGCGTTCTAATGGCTGTACCTGAGCAGATTCGTAAACAGTCTGAGGCTATTGCAAAGCACTACGAGAATGCACAGACCGACGTTGAAACCGTTGAAAAACAGGAAGATACGGGTCAAGCTATCGAAGTAGCTGCGCGAGCCGACAGTGTTATAGAGCCTGCACCTGAGTCCGTCCCTAACGAGCAAAGGAATACGGACACTAAGGAAGAAGAGACCTTTGAGCGTCGATATAAAACGCTTCAGGGTATGTACAACGCTGATACATCCCGGCTTCGGGCTGAGAATCAGCAGTTGAACGGTAGACTCACGCAACTGGAACAGTTGCTTTCGTCGCTTTCTACGGCACCCGCTCAGACGGCGGATATTGTAGACAAGCTGGTGACTGATAAAGACGTTGAGGAATACGGCGATTCTCTTGAGGTTATGCGGCGCGTAGCCAAAGAAGAACGCGCTGCAGCAGATCGGAAGATCGCTGAACTGGAGCAGATGCTTAAGCAGATGCAGACCAGTGTGTTGCCGAAGGTCGAACAAGTCGCCCATAAGCAAGCTGTATCAGCGGAACAGGCTTTCTGGTCAGACCTTTCTATGAGAGTCCCTGATTGGAAAGAGATTAACGCTGACTCCAAGTTTCTTGATTGGCTTATGGAAGTAGACCCACTGACCGGTTTATCTCGTCAGACCTACCTCGAAGACGCCCAGCGAAACATGGATGTAAACAGAGTTGTGAGTTTCTTTTCCACTTGGCAGGGAATCAATGGCCAATCTGTTGCTCAACCAACTCGGAACGCAGTGGCGTCCCAGCTTGATAAACAGGTTGCTCCCGGTAGGGGCCGCAGTAGCGGCGCACCGACTATAGAGCAGTCTAAAATGTATTCACCGAAGGATATCCAAAAGTTCTTCGATGATGTACGCAAAGGTGTTTATCGGGGGAAGGAAGCCGAACGCGACCGAATCGAACGCGATATCTTCGCTGCACAGCGCGAGAATCGCATTGTCGCCAATGGCTAATGGAGTTAAATAATGTCTTATCCTGTCTCTCCGGGCCGTCCGAATTATTCGGGGAACTTCATCCCCGAGATTTGGTCGGGTAAACTGATCGAAAATTTCTACGATGCGACGGTCCTTGCGGCCATCGCCAATACTGACTACGAAGGCGAAATCAAGGGTCAGGGCGATACGGTTAATATCCGTACGATCCCGAACATCACGATCCGCGATTACGTCAAGGGTCAGAGCCTCGTGGTTGAGAACCCCGACAAGCCGAAGGTCCAGCTTCTCATCGACAAGGGCGAGTACTTCGCCTGCGTTGAAGACGATATTGACCGCGTTCAGGCTGACGTTAAGCTGATGGATATGTGGTCTAAAGATGCTTCCGAGCAGATGAAGATCAAGATCGACCAGCGTGTTCTGACTGATATGCTGACGGATATCTCCGCCGACAATCAGGGCGCGACTGCCGGTGCTAAGTCGGCTGCGTTCAACCTCGGCACGACCGGTTCGCCGCTGACGGTTACGAAAGACGGCTCTGGCGGCACCACCTCGGTGATCGACCTTGTCGTTGACCTCGGCACCGTCCTCGACGAGGCCAATGTTCCTGAGCAGGATCGTTATCTGGTCATCCCCGCCCGTATGGCTGGTTTGATTAAGAAGTCGGAACTGAAGGATGCTTCGCTCACGGGCGATTCGACTTCTCCGATTCGCAACGGTCGCCTTGGCATGATTGATCGCTTCACGCTCTACGTGTCGCACAATCTGAAGCTCAGCAGCGGTAAGACCAACATCATCGCTGGTCATAAGATGGGCTTCACCTTTGCGTCACAGATGACCGAGATGGAGACCATTCGCTCGGAGACGACGTTTGGTGACATCATCCGTGGCCTGCAGGTCTACGGCTATAAAGTGGTCAAGCCGGAAGCGCTTTCGACCGCCGTTGTTCAGTTCTCGTAAGGAGGAAGATAAATGACTGCTTATACGGACTCCTACGGGTTCAATAAAGGTACTGCGGAATTTCCTGCTTACGGCGGCAACCGCATTTCCTACGTCGAAGTCGTTCTTGACTTTGCCAAGATCGTTGCGGCGCGCTCTGCGGCTGGCGTTACGGCGCTTGCTGCGACGGATACGCTTCAGGTCATCCAGCTTCCGGCCAACGCTGTTGTCCTCCATGCTGGGTTTGAAGTCACGACGGTCGAATCGACGAACACGACGGCTACCTTTGACTTTGGTTTCACGGG